GAAATCTCACCGCTCGGCTCCGCCGACAGCAACGGCGGTATCGAGTACGTGGGTCTGCAGCGGCGCATGAAAGAAGCCGGCGGCCGTAACTTCGAGCAGGACGTCGACATGTTCCGTATCGGCGGCGGTTTCGAGGGCAGCTTCGATGCGTTCAGACCGCATCGGATGCAGGGCTCTAAAACCAAGGTCTTCAAATTCGATAACATCACCTGGAGTAGGGATGTTTTTCATGTATGTTGGTTGGTTGGCAACACCTAGAGTCATTGCAGGAATGTTTGCTGCAGTGCAGAAGTAAGTTGTCTTAGGACACTTTGCAATCTGCATTACAAAACCTGTAGGAGCAAGAAAGTTCCTATTATCTAAGGTATTGTCATTAAAGATATTTGGACTTACTTTTCTGTCTCCTTTAGGCATTACTCTCCTCCACCACCGCCGTCGCCACCTTCGCCACCATCACTGACAATGTTGTCTCTATCACCTTGATCAGTGTGACCATTATCATGATCTTTATCATGATATCCGCCACCAGCAAATCTTCTACCACCAATCACAAAGATCCTGGTGGTATTAGATCTTCTTTTTTTATCTACGCACTTCCCTTCTTTGTTCCTGACCTTTCCTTCAGGACACTTTTTTTTCTTTGCTTCATCCAGGAATTGATTAAAGGATTTCATCAGCTGCTAACTACAGTTGCTCCTTTGAAACCTGCACCAGTTCTGGTTCCTGTGATTACATCAGTGGTTGCCTGAGTTGCTGCAGTTGCTGCTGCCTTAGTTGAGAAGGATTTCTTCTGAGAAGAATCATCGGACCATCTGTTACCACCAACGTAATAGACGGTATCTCCAGTAATAGCAGATGCTTTTTGAATGTGAAATGCCATGGTTAGTTAAAGTAGAATACTTTTATATATTTATATGCATAAAAAAAGGAGACCCGAAGGTCTCCTGTGTTCTCTTGTGAGATTGAATCACATGAGGTTCTTGATAGCAACTCTTCTGTAGTAGCGGTTGCTGTTGACCTGTAGGCGGCCAAGTCCCTGAGTAAGACCTTCTGCGAAGGGGTTGGAGACGAGACCATAACGGGTCTTGAATCCGATCTTAGGCTGGAAGGTGTTCTCGCCAACTGCACGAACCATCTGGAGAGGAACGTATGGGCAGTAGAAGAGACCTGCGTCATAAGGTGAAGTACCCTTATAACCAACAACGTAGTACTGGTTGCCAGGAGTGGTGTTACACTCGGTTAGGTTAGCAGCATATGGGTCGATATAGACTCTATATTTGCCCATCAAGGTTCCAGCAAACGTGTTGCCAGTGTCATCAACGTTGAGGTTAGCGTTGAGTGCAGGGGTGTAATCGAGCACACCAGCCATGGTTAGTGCAGACGCTACGTCAGCAGAACACATGATGATGTTGCCCTTTCCTCTACGAGTTCTTTGTGCGATTGCGTTAGCATCACGCTCGATTTGGAAGATAAGTCCCTTGAACTTCTCAACAGACCAGCGACCGTTGGAATCAACGTCGAGGTCAAATACACCAGCAGTTGCGGTGTTCTGAACAGCACCTTGCTCAGCAGTCTTGTAGATCGTGCGGATGACTTCTCTGTTGATCTCAGCAAGGATCTCAGCAGAGAGGATGTTAGCAAGTTCTGCCTCAGCATTGAGACCGTGGATTGCCTTAAGGTCTTGTGCGAGTTCTAGGGAGTACTCAGCCTTGAGTGCTCTAGACTTAGCAGTAACGGTGACTTTCTCGATCGAGAATGCCATCTCGTTGAACTGGTTGCCGTCGCCGTTGCCGAGGTTCTCAGCATCGCCAGTAACCATTCCCTGACCAACGTTATACTGGAGGTCAGTAGTAGAACCGATACCTGTTGGGCAAGTTTCGCCAGCACCAACTGGGTTGAGAAGTGCAGGGTTCTGACCGTTCTGTGCGGTAGTACCCATTCCAACTGCAGGATCAGTCATTCCTGCGGTTAGGTTGAATCCGTCGTTCTGACCAGAGAATGCGGTATCTACTTCGTTGTAGAATGTCTCACGTCCATACTGATCAACATAACGGGAACGCATCGCGAAGATGAGTCCAGTAGGACCAGACATTGGTTGAACGCCTGCGAGGTCATATGCGACCAAGTTAGGCATTGCACGTCTGATCAAGGAGATTAGAACGGGGTCAAAACCTGCGGTAGGTCCTTCTGCTGGGGATTGTCCACCGAATCCACCTTGAGCACCAGGCTGGTTAGCAGCGTTGGTTGGGGTTTCGGTTAGGAAGGAACCTGATTCAGAGAATGCATTTTGCTCTCTGAGGAATTTTTCTTGGTTTTCGAGCAGGACAGCTGTAACAGCTCTTCTGTGGGAATCCTTAATAGTATCTAGACCTTCGTAGTCTAGTAGAGGAGCCCACTTTTCCTGCAATTGCTCGGATTGGAACATTTGCTTTTTAAGTTAAGTGTACGGGTTTGAATGATCTTAAAATCACTTTTTGAACGACTGAAGCGTTCTTAGGTATGCAGACATAGAACCAGAGATAACTTCTGGTGTAGAATCTACACCTTCAGAGAGCGTCTCAGTGTTTGCTTTAGGTGCAGCCTTTCTTGCAGGGAAGTAAGACTCCCTGATGGTTGCAAGCTTTTCACGATATTCTTCTTCACTTTCAAACTCAACACTTTCAGCAAGTGCAGCGAGCTTGTCTTTCTGAGTGTCTGCTAGACCTTCAGAAACCTGATCGAGGATACCGTCTGCTACAGACTCAGCAAGTCTGGAGTTAAGAGCGACATTCCTCTCAATCTGCTCGTTGAGTTTTGTCTCCATTTCATCAAGTTTTTCTACCATGCTCTCAAATACATTATATTTTTCTTCAGGGATTGTTACATAATGTTCTTCAAAAAGACTCTTCATTCCACCAAGGAATGACTCAGTCATATCGGCCTTAAGACCGTCTTCAACGACGAGTTGGTTCTCAGTGAACCACTCTTCTGCAACATACTCTAGATATGCATCAACACGCTCAGAAAGTACGTCGGTGATTTCAGCGACTTCTTCCTGTAGTGCTGCTGCATACTGCTCATCAAGAACCTCCTTCATTTGGTAGACTCTTGTGCGTAGAGCAGTTTCAAAGATTGTTCTTGCTTTTTCTTGGAACTCTTCGGAGAGTTCTTCTCCTTCTAGAAGTGCGTTGACATCCTCTTCAATCGAGAAGTCTTCGCCTTCTTCTACAATCTCTTCTTCAGCAACAACTTCCGTGGTCTCTTCGACTTCAGTAGCAACCTCTTCAGGATGATACTTCATGCTAGGACCAGGGTTGGGCTGACCATCAGGAATACCTGTGGTTAGTTGAGGGATTGCTTGATCTCCAGAAACAGCCTTAGAATTGACTACATCCTTGACCTGCTTTAGACTTCCACCAGGTGTTTCCACCTTGGAGGAATCGTCGTCGGGACGATAGTTCTCTGGTGTAGGACCGCCAAGATCCTCCCAAGAACCAGTCTGACCATCAACGTTAATTGGGTTAAGCTTAGGCATTGCCTGATCGCCACCATTAGCATTAGCGTTGACAGCGGTCTTGGATGGTTTAGTGCCTACTTCCATTTCTTGTAAATCTTCACGGGACATTTGAACTCTCCGAATAAACCTTAAAAGTTTTAATCTATATTTATTTATAATTTACGAATTTACAATGATTGTAGAAAATCATTGAAAAGACTTAGTTTGTGCTCTTCTAGCGCCTTCTGATCAACTAAGGTGTTGATTCTGCGCTGGGTACGTTCCGCAATTTGTTCACGGAGAACACCACCATCCCAAATCCATTCTTTGCCTTCCATGATGCCTTGAACAAATGCATCAGGAGCAGAAGGATCTGCAACAATATCAGCAGCAGTTGCAAGCATAAAGTCTTCACCGACTTCGGAGTATCCTTCTTTAGTTGGTTTTAATGAACCAATACCACGAGAAGAAACGCCAAGAGTGACACCTTCCTTAAGCAGAGATTCTGCAATCTTGCCCATAGGGGTAGATAGAATTTGTGCTTTACCAATGAAGTTGTTTCCTTCTCTTTGTAGGGAAACGATCTTATGGGATACACGGTCGAGGTTGATAGTAGGACCATCGGGATGTCCGAGTTCTCCTAGTGCTCTTCCTTTAGTGACGTAACTGTCATTATATCTACCAACTTCACGCTCCATAATAGAAAGGGGATACCTTCTGTTATTACGGTTCGTGCATTCCGATTGGAGGAATGGTCCTTGGATGTATAGAACTTTCTTACCGTTTTTTTCTTCGGTAATAACTTCTACCTGTTCGATTTCTTCTCTGATTAGTTTCATTTGATTAACCTACAAATCCTACGGGAGTACCTAGAACAGTTGCAGCACTTGCATAAACAACGTGCTCATTTGATTTCGCAAGATGTTCAGTACTATTACCAAGAATGGTGAAAGTACCAATTCCAGCACCGCCAACCGATTCAAGAACGGTTACTGTTGCGGATGTGGTAGCAGTATTAACTAATCTGATACCAGGGGCACGGTCAAAGTTAGTTGCTCCAACTCCAGATGTTGGTAGTGGAATTTCAGTTCCAGCGAGTTTAATTTTGGACATTGTAATTTGTCGTATTTTATTATTTATTCTTCATCTTCAACAGCACCAGCAAACATAGTATTTGCTACTGCTGGTTTGTATTCGTCAATTTTATCTGCTGCCTTTGCATATAAAATATCCTTAATCTTATCGGTAATACCCGATGGAGATTCATCAGCAGCAATCATATCCATTAATTCTTCCATTGTATTGAGTAATAATTACCTGCTAGTATTTATATTTCTCCACCTTTGGGCATTTTCTTGATTTCTGCTGCACTTCCGTCTGCTTCAACAGCAGCATCTGCACCCTTAACTTCGGGTTCCATAACTGGAGCACCTAAATCACCGCCACCTTGTGCCATTGGATCTTCTGGTAATGGGAGACCAGTTGCAGGATCAAGTGTTGCCGGATCAGGAATGACACCATCCTTGATCTCTTTTTCAATCTTCTTATCTTCTTCGAGGATGTCTTCATCAGTCTGACGAAGGATCTTACTTCTAACATATTCTTGAGAGAAGTACTTGCCGATGTAAGGTTGTGCAACCTGAACCATTGAAAGTCTTTCGTTGAGAAGTTCTGCTTCCTTGAGTTCTGCAAAGTGGTTGTCATATAGGAAGTCATACTGGATATGATCCGACATGATCTCCCAGTCTTCAGGAGTAATGATGTTCTTGAGGATGAGTTGAGTTCTCAACATATCACTGAACATGTTGGCAAATCTCTTACGAAGTCTGCCTACAAACTTACTGAACTTGACTTCATCACGGAGGATTTCAGAAGAACGACCAAGATTGAAACCACTATCTCCATCCATTCTTGAAGGAGGAACGTTCAATGCACGGTATAGTTTCTTCTTGAAGTATTCGATATCAGTAAGTTCGCCAAGGTTCTGACCACCTGGTAGTGTGGAGATCTCAGTACCACGACCACCTTCACGACGAGGCAACCAGAAGTCCTCTAGCATTGCCATGTATTTCTTATCGTCACGGATTTCTCCAGTGTTAGCATCATAGACCAACTTGTTACGATAACGCATCATGACATCGCGGAGATATTGCTCTGCCTTTTGCTTAGGTAGATTACCAACGTCAATGTAGAAGATTCTTCTTTCAGGAGCTCTAGATAGACGATAGATAACAAGACTATCCTCAATCATTCTCAACTGGTTGAGTGCCTTGATTGCCTTGTGTAGGTATGATAGAGTAATACCTTTGTTCCTATCAACTAGACCAGAGGTGCAATATGTGATAGAATCCTTTGCCATCTTGATACCAGCACCTGCGCCAGAAGAAGGATTGTAAGAATTATATCCAACTTTAGGTGTGTAGATGAAGTACTCTTCAATCTCAGGGAAGTTATATCCCATGAGATCTTTCTTGCCCACAGCAGTTCTTGCCTTCATTACGTCGTCTTTCTTCAACTGACGGACGTAACGCATTTTTGCTGCGTCGATATAACGCAACTCTTGAATACCCTCTTCGGGTTTCTTCATGTCAATAACTTTGTGGTAATAGATTCTTCCATCTACATACCAGTTTCTATAGATTTCATGGGACTTATTATCAAAGTCCATGAGTTCTAGAATATACTTAAACTCTTCTCTAATCTTGTTCTTGATACCATCACTTGCATTAAGATTGGAAAGTTCAATCTTTACAGGAGTGTCATTGGTATCAGAAACAATTGCTTCATTGACGATATCTTCAATTGCACTATCAACTTCAGGATGAAGTGCCATCTCACGATAACGGCGAATGAGTTCAAACTCAGTCTTATAGACACCTTCAATATCTAGGTATGAACCAAAGAAACCACTACTGGCAAAATGATCTACACTATCCTCCTTATTCTCAGGAATAGGAGATACTACTGATTCGGGTGTCTTATCGTTATCCTCAATTGAAAATCCAAAAAGTTTGGCCATGATTTATGTTTGTTGAGATCGTCTTGGTCCTACTATTTATCCATAAAAAAACAGCACGGTTTCCCGTGCTGCTAGTATGGCGACTTTTGAAATAATGTCAGATGACCAATGTACCATTGTCATCTCTACCACCAGATCCATCCTTAACATCAGATCCGATAGACATGTACTGAACCTGGAATTCAACCTGGAATTCCTCAACAGTATCTGTCGTATCGTAAGATAGATCGATTGCAGTTACGTTAGAAGGCCAGATATCATGTAAGAAATACGTTCTCAATGGTTTTGCAGTGTTGTCTGCAGGACCAGAGTTGTTTTGGTCGATAGTATTTCTCTTCGATTCAGCACCTCTGCTGTAACCTCTACCCAACTGCTTGACGTAAGCATCTCCCATGTAAGAATCTGGGTTTGTTGCACCAGAACCATCAGAGAGTTTGTTCATACCATTGACCCACTGCTCAAATCTAGAGCGGAGTAGGAAATCTTCGTCATTAATGACGGTGATTGTCCAGGTATCAAACACCTTATCTCCAGCAACCTTGAAGACTCTTCCTCTAAAAGGAACTTCTACAACACCTAGTGTGGATGCTGGAAGTGCAGCAGCCTTACACATGAACTGGAACTCTCTACCTTCATCAGCAGTATCCCAAGTACCAAATCCCGAACCAGAGTCTCCAGCAGGCCACTTGGTAATAGTAACTTCAAATAAATTGGGGCGGGCACCGCCGCCACTTAAAGCACTCTTAAATTGTGTGAGCGTCCTATGATTAGCATTAGCCATTTGTTAAAATCCTCCTTTTTTTATGTATAACGAAATCAAAGTCTGCCAGTAATCTCTTCAAACGAGAGACCTTCCTTAGTTGCAACGAACGTCAAGGTGACGTAGTTGATAACCTTGTTGGGTTTCAAGAAGATATCAGCGCGGAATTCATTATTATCGATAACATCAGGAGTGTTATTTGTTTCATCACAGATGACACGGAAGTCAGTTAGACCTCTCTTTGCCTGTACATCCTGGAGATATGGAACGACGGAGTTCGTGAAGGATGTTCTCGTAATCGCGTCGTTGAATTCAAAGAGGATATCCTGTGCTAGTCCTTCAATTGCTTCCTCAACTGTGAGGAACAACTGGCGAACGTTGATTCTATCGAATGCAGAAGCATATCCTAGAGCGGTCTTGTCTCCGTAAAGGACAATACCTGATCCTGGTAAATTAACGACTGGGTTAATTCTAGTCGCGTAGAGTTGATCTCTTTGTGACTTAGTTGGGTTGTATGCAAGTTTAACTGCATTGTTGATAGCACCTCTTGCTGTTCCAGCAGGTGAGAACCAAGGATATAAATCAGTTGCAGTTCTGACCATGCAACCAGCAACGTCAGAGTTACATCCCATGTAGATAAACTTGTTATTAAATCTATCATAGACATACTTAAATCCTGCATCAAACACTGCGTAAGAAGAACTTGCGAGTGGTGAGAAGAAGTTAATGATGTTCTTGGTCTGACTATTTGAATCGTCTAGACCAACAACTCCACCTTTAAATGGTGAAATGACTGCGATACAATCCTTACGATCAGAAGCAATGTCGATAAGTTTTCCTGCTTTTGCTTGGGTTTCTTCCAAACTTCCCATGGATGGACCCATGATTAGGTAATCGACATCAACTTCAACATCAGATCTAAATCTTTCATAACCTGCAGAGATGTCTGCTAGGGTTACTCCATAGGAATTACCTGACTGATAATCTGCACCGTTAGTGAGTGGGAATCCTAGGTTTCCAACAACAGAGAACTTAGTCTTCTGTGCTTTCTGACCCCAGACACCAGAACCTGTATCTTCAGGATTAAATCCAGATGCGAAGTTAGGACTTACTGGTTCAATACCCCAGTAAGTATCTGATGCGTTGGATGGGTTTCTTCCAGGGAAGACATAACTTGAAGTATTTGCAACCCACTGCTTCCAGAAGATCTTGTCTGGTGAATTGACTGCCGATACCGCATCAGTTGCCTTGGATGCACTGATATATCTCTCAAGGATAGCACCTTGAGTTCCAGTTACTTCGCCGTTGTCATCAACAACTACGATGTGAACCGCGTCATCTTTACCACTTGCGTTAGCAACCCACTGGTTTGTGGTTGGTTTCGATGCGATCTGTCTCCAGAAGATGTCTGCATTAACTAGATCCAACTTCTGGTTATCGTACCAATCAACAGGACGGATCGTGTTGAGCGTTGTTCCTGTTCCACCGCCTACAGTTGCAACACCAACGTTCTGGTTTGCTTGGAATGCGGAGAAGTAATCTCTCTCGTTATACTGATCAATGAAGGTTTCTTCTTCAGGAGTTACAGTATATCTTGTTAGACTTACTGTTGTTCCCTGTGGAATTGCAGTTGTGATACCAACATCTAGGGTGATTGATCCTGAAGAAACACTTGAGATACCTGCATTGACAAGTCCGCCACCAGTGAAGGTATCGGTGTCTAGAACATCAGTTGTATCATTTAGTGATAGGATGGTTGTTCCTGCTGCACCTGCACTTAGAACAGTTGGAGCAAGAATTTGTTGGAATCCAGTTGTTCCGTAAGAAACTCTTGATACAATTCTTACATCGATCTGATGATCTTCGCTACCAGTTGCAGTAGTAACACCTGTTACGATTGCTTTTAGGTATCCATCGAAGTTCGAAACAGTTCCATTTCCTGGAAGAGTTCCAGAGATTGGAGTGGTGATTGCAACACCAGCAGAAACACCATTAGAAGCAGGAGTTCCCTGACCGTTTGAGTAGTTGAGAATCTGGTCTCCACCGTTGTCAATTACACAAACCTTAAGTCCATCTGCCCATGTTCCAGGGTTTCTTGCAGCATAGTAGAAATCAACGCCCTCGCTATCCCAGAATAGATCGAAGTTATCCTTATTCTTGATCTTTACAGTAGTCGCATCGGTTCTAACACCAGCATTAGAGTTGTTGAGGACTTCTCCATCAACTCTAACGATTTGCATAATGCCACCGTATGATAGATACTCGGATGCAGACATCCAGTACTCATACTGCTCGTCGGTATCTTTAGGTTGTCCAAATCTTTCTAGAAGCTGTGCTTCATTTTCAACTACAATTGGCTCATTGATAGGACCAGTTGGAAAAGGACCTGCTAATGCACCTACATTACTAACAACATTATCAACTCTTCCTAAAGTTAAATCAACCTCTTGCGAAATTACTCCAGGAGATAATTGAGGAGTCGCCATGTTTTTCTCCGTTAATCAGTTTATCTAAGAATATTTATTAAAAATGACATTTACATATACTCCCACATATAGGAGCGGTCTCCGTACTCATCTGTGTACCATCTATCCCCATCAGAATCAACAAAACTGGTTTCATCTAGTCCATCAGACATAAATCCAAATGGTGCCATGTCTTGCTCAATCTGATTTTTCTGCTCATCATAGATACGCTTTCTTACGTCTTGATCAGTTAATTCTTTGAAGTAGTCTTGTGCAACTAACCAAGCATAGATGACCAAACACATTGCCAAGTCATCATTACAACCCTCTTCTGCTTCAAAAGAGTTATGTTTTTGAATGAATGTGGTGAGTTCGCTAATAGTCTCATAATCATTTAGGAGGAGTTTATCCTCCTCAATCATCGTCTTAAGGTTTAGAGATCCAACTTTCTTAACAGTCTTGGACATCTTAACGCCCAATTGTGTCTTCTTACCAGAGAAACCCTGACCAACAATCTGTCCAGCACGTCCTCTCATAGAACACATCAAGACATTCTTATACTCCAGATCATACTGAAGAATTGCTGCTACCTGATCTCCAACATCATTAACCTCACATAAAACAAATGCTTCGTTATAACTCTTTGCTACTTCCTCAATAATACTTGGGAACAACATTGGTTTGATTTCATTGTTCCTGTATTTTGCTACAAGTTTATGTGGAAACTCTGTTATATCTATAACTGTAAAAGCAGAGTAGTCATTACCGACACCTCTGGCTACATCAACCGTACAGACATAATCATGATTTGGAATTGGTTGGATATGGACATCCAATCCTTTATTCTGCATCATTGGTGCATCATACACCAATGTTCTTAATTTACTTGGTGCAATCAGAGTATCAACAGATCCTAGGAATTCGCACTCAAACTCAACCTTGAACTGCTGTTCTGATGTGTTTGCAATAGTTTGTTTTTTCCATTCAGCATCACGACCAGGAACTTCTGACCAATGAACATCTGTAGGAACATATTCGTTTTTACCTTTCTCAGCATCATGCCACATCCTATAGAAGTGGTTCATGCCGTGAGGCGTTGAAACGATAATTAC